CGTTCTGTGGTCCCTGCTTATTTCTCAGCTCAAATGGCGGCATCCATGCAACGCGCCAACGTCCGTTTGCATCAGGCCTGAAGTAGACCTCTGTGTCCTGCTTTCCGTCTTTCCATACGAAGTTTCCAACAAGTACTGGGTTTGGATACAGCTCTTGATTGTATTGGATTTGCTCGTATATCTTCTGGACGTTGAAGACCGACGACTTTGCGCTGTCACGGAAGGCCTCAGCTGTGGTAAATGGAAACTGACGAATGACTTCGTTTAGTTCATAGCTGTCGCTGGCCAGGGCCTTTCTCTCATTCTTCAAGAATGTTTTGGCTCCTATACTTATCGGCTCTCCCTCTATGCCAAAAATTGGCGTTTCTGGGTCATCTATGACTGGATGTCCGTATTTGTCAAAGAAGCCTTCCATTGCTTCGTACGCCGGGATGAAGATTGAGTAAAGTCCACTCTTGGTGCGTCCGTTTTCGTTGCGTTCCTTGGGATTGCTTGAGTCATATAGGTCACGAAACTGGCGACCACCCCTATCGAGTGGGTTTACCGTGGAGCCGACTATGGCCTTGCCCACGATTTTACGACCAACAAGCAGACAGGTGCGGTGAATACGCCAAGATTCCCTGATATCGGTCGGTTTTTCCCACTTTCCAGCCTCATCAAGGTACAAGATGTGCAGTTTTTCACCGTCATAGGCGTTGTTGGTGGTGTTTTTCCAGTTGATTACCGTATTCAGGGCGTCTCCACGCTGCGATGTCTTGTTGTTCTTGGTGATTCGCTTGGATGGTTCACGGAAAGCAAGCTCCATCCGTGGGTTTGTGGTACCATCCTGGATAGGCTTGAAGAAAAAAGGCAGCGACTTGTAGATTGGCAGCACCTTCTTCATGAAGATGTTCTCCTGGGCATCACCTCCCGTCTTGGACATGATACCCAACAGCCTTTCTTTCACCTGGGTAGCCTCATTGATGAGCGTTGAAGCGCTCATATTTGTGTATCCAGAGCGTCGACACTTCACGTACACCTGCCCAAGTGAGCGAGGGTCCACGTTGCAAGCCTCTAGGTGTATGAATAACTGACGTTGAAACTCAAGGTAAGATGGGTACCCCACGTCAATCTTGGCCCACTGCAGAAAAAAGTAATGGTTTCCGGTGATGTAAGTAGGTACTCCGTTGTTGAAGAACCAAACGCCACTTCTTCGTCTTTCATATTCCTGGGCAATGTAAGGGGTGTACTTCTTTCTAAAGGTTTCCGGCATCGTCATCCACTCCTCCATGGAGTTCACCTTTCTGAGCTCTTCAGGGAGCTCAGTTCGCTCCCACATCTGCTGCTCCTTAGGAAGGTCGTGGAATAGAATGTCTTGCTTTTTGGGCTTCTTGGGAAGCTGAATGGCCAGGTCTCCATAGACAACAATGTCCCCAGCCGTTCCTTGGGAACAAATGTTAACGATTACCTCGTCTTCTATTTCGACTAGTCCGGCCATCAGCTATCCCAATAGATGAATACCCATTCGTTATTTTGAGAATTGTTCTGCGAATCCTCCTGAGTAGTCTCGCTCTTCTTTGATTTCTCCACTGTCGTGCAGCTGCCTTATGAGAAGCTGTAGCTTCTCGCGTTCAACAATCAGTTCTTTAGCATCAATTGCAGTTTGCTTAATGGCCTGTAGTTCTGCCTTTCTCTGAGAGCCAGACAGTTCTTGGTCAACGGGCTTCTGTATCTCCTGAATCATGTTCTCAATGGCAATCTCCATTGCAGACATAAGTCGGCTTGCCGTACCTACGTTGTCAAAACTATTCTTGGACTTGGGCATAGATATGAGATATCATTACACGGTACAAGCGTTCTCCGTCCACTTCCATTTCGTAATCGGCATTCTTTTGGATGAATACCTTGTCGCCCGGCTTGAGGCCGAGCTCCTCCAACATATTTGATGGATAACGAATGTATCCGTACTGATTGTATGACTTCTTTGACTGAACTAGTTCAAGTGTCTCACTTTTTAGCTCATAGTCCTGTTCTGCGGGACTAAGGAATATCCATGGTCCAAGAAGGCGAACTTCTCCGGTCTCCTTGCTCTTGTATGCGTACGCTTGGCAGCTGTGCGGGTCATTACCGCCATCCCACCATACGTAATACAAGGTATCGTCTTCAAACACAAACTGTCCGCGGCGATGCTTGGCCTCGTCAAACTGTTGGTTCCCATACACAAGGTGATTTCCACCAAGCAAAACGTGGTGATGGAAGTACAATGTATCTCCAACAGACACATCGGTCTTGTATCGCTGAGGCACTCCAATGACTTCGCCCTCTACTGCGCGGTGAGCAAACTCATTGAATTTGGTATCTAAGTACATCTCTTTGCCCGCAATCTCGATAGTGTCTTTTACGGGCTTTGGTACTCGTACTATGAAGTATCTAATTGGTTTCACTAGAAGTCGCAATCGTGTTCAATTAAACAGGGCATATCGTCTATGGTTTTCCAGAGCATGGTGCCCTTTTCGGAATTGTAAATGTAGACCAGATATCGGCGAATCCCATACACTGATAGGGCTCGCTCATCCTGAACAATTGAATCGACTACGGCATCGCCAGTCCGCTGACCGACGAAGTACGCCATGGCGTCCTTGGGGTTTTGCCCCACGATGATTTTTCTGATAAGTTCCATTTGAATTTCATTATTTCTTTAACCAGTATTCAATTGAGTTGGTTGGCTCGTCGTCGTCATCATCATCGTCTTGCTCTGCCACAAAGCTGTGGGCCATAACATTGAACATGATATTCAACTCGTCGCCACCGTCCACGCTGTATCCAGCGAGGAATTCGTAGCTTTCTGGACTGTCTTCGTTATCGTTGTCGCAGGCCAGCCCAAAGCAGTATGTCGCCATGAACTCTGGTCCAGCATTATTGTCTTTGATAATGTCGGCAATCTCATCCATCTTCTCCCGCACGAGGATGAACATTTCGATTCGCTTTTCTCTGGTCATAGGGCGTTATACTACGTCCCCTAATTTAGTGATGGTGAATGAAGTTTGGAGGCCGACAGTAGCCGCCGATGTGGCAGAGCACCTGAGTCCAATGTCGTATGGAACTCCGGAGTCAGCATAGAAGTAGTATGCGATTGTAACAAAGTGAGTTCCAGCTTTTGTCGGCTCAATGTCTTGAGCTAACACCTGGCTACCAGCACCATCGTTTAGATAGATTTGAGTGGTAATATCCGGAGTTCCGGCAGCAACCGTATACTGCACTGAAGCCAGTATCTGGTACATTGCCTGGGTGCTCAATCGAATGTTATCACGAACTCCAACAGCGTCAACAAGCGATATGCTTGATGAAACACCGCCAAGGGCCACACAAGAGGTTGCTGGGTCAGTGGCTCCAGTTGCTAGCTGATTTGCAATTTCTGCAAATGAAATGAATGTGCTTGCGGTTCCAATCGCTGTAGTTGCCTGAGGCTTAGCAATGAACATTGCAGGGATTGCAGTTGCTCCACTATTGACCACGTAATCGGCCAAGTTGACAGCATCTATATACTTGTATGAGCTAGACGACTCGTCCCAAATCAAAAACTTGTCTACGGTTGCCGTCTGCTGTGAGGTCAACTGCACAAGGGAACTTGCAGGAAGCACTCCAATAGTGCTTCCGGTGGCACCAAGTGGAGAGTTTGCCGTAACCGATGTAGTTCCGATTGGATTGGTGCTCAGGTTACGCCTTACAAATACACCCGTAGAGCTAAGCATAATAGCTTGAACGTCAGTGGTGGAAGTAGTCATCGTGCCAGTGCACTTGAAGTCACCAGTTGACTCAACCGTGTCTGTGGAGAGCTTTAGGGCCGTATTGTTTCCCTCGCCGTCTTGTACGACTTGCTCAGACGCAGACACCGTAGAGGTGGCCATCTTCAGCAACAGGCCAAAGGTGTCTTTAATTTTAGTTCCGCTAAGACTTGCCATAATAGTACTTTTGAAACAAAGATACTGATATGCCCAAGACTACTGTCAGCCGAAAGAAGCTGTTCAGGGAATTCTCCAAAATTGACCCTAAGTTCATCCAGAGAAACGACCTGAAGTACTTGACGTTTCTATACCGAGACATGAAAGAGAACTACGGCCTTGGCGCAGCAGAGGTTGAACTCCTTTTGTTTGCTTATGACCTTGAGTTCTGGACTATTGAGTACTTGGCCAAGGGCATGATGCGCAGCGAAACACAGCTTAGAAAGAAACAAATCTATAAAATGGTCAATGATGGCCTGATATATGCGCACTTTGAGAAGCTCACTCCAAACAACAAGGAGGTAGCCGCAGCCTTTTTCAGAGAAGAGAACAAGTTCAACTACAGGGTGCGGTATGCGCTTACGCAAAAAGCACGTCTGCTTGTATCACGTATGTATCGTAAGCTTTACGGAGAAGAACCTCTTAAGGTTTCTTCAACCGTACCAGAGCCCCAATAGCCATCTTCTCTTTGGCCGTTTCGGGCTTGTCATGAGAGACAAGTCGGAACGGGGCCTCAAGACTGGCCCCAGGGTGCTTTACAAACGGTCCAGAATGCTTCATGAGGTAGAAACGACCACTTCCATCATTCATCCAGTGATGGCCGTCTGGTGCCTTCACCATCACGTTCTTATTGAGCTTCTTGAGTTTCATTTCCTAGTGACTTCAAAAATCATGTCGTCAGAACGATTCTTGTTCTTTCGGAAATCAAATCTACGGCATTCGGCAGGTATGCCAGAGAGCTCAACTTCCTTCTCCAGCTTCTCGAACCAGCTGTAGTCCTGGATGTCTTCAATGACGAGCTTTCCCCCAGGCTTCACCTTAGGAAGCCAACGGTAGATAGCAATCACCATGCTTGCGATGCTATGCGGACCGTCATCAATAACGTAGTCGTAGAGGTCGTTTTCGTGCTCGGCAATAACCGGCTCTGCGTATCCGTCTTGTATACGTATCTCCACATTGGGAAACTCGCGGTCTCCGCGCATCTCGTCGTAGTGCTGAGGCACGCCCTCGTAGATGTCAAGTCCAATGACCTTAGCGTTGGGGAACCATGAGCTCCACAGCATCAGGCTTCCTCCCCACTGCACGCCAAGCTCGAGCACGTTTGATACGCTCTCTCGCTTTCCTTCAAATTCAGCGGAGTAGTATCCCTTGATATAATCATGGTCGGCTCCCTTGTCGGAAGTGTAGAATCCC